GGTGGAACGGATTGGACAGCCAACGAGCGGACAGCGATCAGGTCGATCCTCGGAATACCAACCAGCGGGACAACGCCAACGGATCCAGCGGTGGGCATCTTGGATGAGATTCGGGACGACATCAACGCAATTGGTATCAATGTCTATCCTGTCCAGGCATCGACTCCAGAGCGGGTGGCAGGGACTACCTTGACTTTCTATCGCAACGAGTCTCGATCAGTTAGCGTTGTGACTGACTTTACGTTGACATCATTGACGCTTCAATTCACGGTCGAGGATGCTGACGGTGTTGACGTTTACGCTGTGGCTAATGGTTCGATCAGTCGATCTAGTCAGACGTTTACAGTTGCGGTTACTACAGCCGTGACAGGTAACCTTGGTCAGTACAGATGGTCGATGCGTGACATTTCAGGCGGTGGCTCTAGCGTCGTTGCTATGGGCGTGCTCACGGTTCAGGAGGCTGCGTCCAATGTCTAGGCTGTGTAGATGCGGGAAGATTGTGAAAGACAAATGCGACTGCACTGGCAAGCGTACCAAGCCAACTGGAACAACAACCCAAGCCGGTTACGATCAGGCTCATCGATTGGCATCGGAGCGATATAGGGCAGAACATCCTCTGTGCGAGCGTTGCGTTATGCTCTACGGTGCGACTGGTGCTAAGCCATCAAAAGACATGCACCATATAGTATCTATCGCCAAGGCCCCTGAGAGACGCATGGAGCGATCCAATTGGCTTGCTGTGTGTCGAGAGTGCCACGAGGATCTAGAAGGCGACAGCATGGTAGGCATGGCCGTTAAACGATGGAGCGAGGCTAGCTATGAGTCAACCCTTGAAGGGGCTCAGGGTAACCGGGGGTATCAAAATGTCTGATAGTACACGGCTCCGATGGCTCGCGATCTCAAATAAAACCGTCCACATTTTTGGCAACTCAGGTAAATGAGGCTCGATTTTTATGACCAAGGGGCGCAAACCACAATCAACAGCTATCAAGCTTGCTAAAGGATCGTTTGATAAGAATCCTCAGCGACGAAACCACAGCGAGCCAACACCGCAACTAGGTGAGCCAACCATTCCCGAAATTGTCGAACAGGATCCAGCGGCAAAAGCTCGATGGCTTTGGGTCTGTGAACAACTGCGATCAATGAATCTGCTCCATGTTACCGATCAAGGCCTTATTGCTGGTTATTGTCTTGATTACTCGATGATGCTTTCGTTGTGGGAAGCGATCAAGGGCGGTCGAGTCTCGGACATGACCGAGCGTGGCGGTATCACAACCAAGCCAGAGGCGAATCAATTTCATAAGTTCGCCGACAGGATCCTTAAGCGTGAGGCTGAATTAGGCTTAACTCCATCGGCCAGAACACGATTGAGAGCTCCACAAAAAGACGAGGAGGATCCGTTTCAAGAGTGGCTAGCGAGGGCGAGCGGTTGATAGCAAACGGCACGAGCCAACGAGTCGAAGAATACTGCAATGCGATAGAAAGCGGCGAGATTGTTGCTTGCGATCGTGTTAAAGATGCCGTACGCAGATACCGAATAGACTTGGAGCATCAACGCACTGATGACTTTCCGTATTACTTCGACGCCAAGCAAGCCGAGTTAGTTTGTGATTTTTTCCCGCTTGTATTGCGTCATTCCGTTGGCGAATTCGCTGGCAAGCCCCTAATCCTTGAAGATTGGCAGCTATTTGGCTTGTGGAATATCTTCGGGTGGAAACGTATCGATGACGGATCAAGGCGATTCCGCAAAGTCTATTGGTCGATGGCCAGGAAGAATGGCAAGTCAACGCTCGTTGCTGGCTTGTGTCACTTCCTGGCGATGGCTGATATCGATCCAAAGACCCGCAAGCCTGAAGCGGTCGGACAGATTCTATTGACTGCAACGAAGAAAGAACAGGCAAACGTAGTCTACAGCGAATGCCAACGGATGGTCGATCAATCTCAACCGCTTCAGAAGTACACCGACATCAAGAATGAGACAATCACGTTCAAGCACAATCTAAGTTATATTCGCAAAGTATCGAGCGAAAAGCCTTTTGACGGACTCAATCCTCATTGCGTCGTCATGGATGAGCTTCACGCATGGGGCGAATATCATCGCAAGTTTTACGATACGATGGTTACAGGGTCGGCGGCCAGGTCGCAACCGCTTCACCTGATCATCACAACAGCCGGCGCTGACGATTCGCACTTGTGGCTAGAAGAATACAATTACGCGGTCAATGTCGTCAGCGGAATCCACTTAGACAATACGCTATTTGCGTTGATCTATGAGATCGACCAACAAGACGAGCCAGGCGATGAATCTAACTGGATTAAAAGCAATCCAAATTTGGGAGTGTCGGTCAAACTTGATTATCTCCGAGAGCGATGGAACGAAAGCAAAGCAACCGCACTTGGTCGAAATCGGTTCAAGCGGTTTCATGGAAATTGTATAGTTTCATCGACTGAAAAAGCGTTTGACCTTGCGGCGTTTGATCGGTGCGTTGGCTTGCATTCAGATTGGAAAGATGCCGATGGGCTCGGGGCGGGCGTTGACTTAGGATCTCGCGACGACTTGGCTGCATACGCTCTTTGTGCCAGGTTTCCGGTTAGCATTGACGATAAAGGCAAGATCATTTACCGCTATGAGGTCAAGACTCGAGCGTTTATCGCAGCGGATTCAAAGCGTGACTTATCGGGGATGCCTTTTGCAGAGTTCATTCACTCGGAAGAATTGTTCAAGTGTGCATACCCGATCGAGGATCTTACTGAGTCGCTGATTGAAGAAATTGAAGCATTTGAAATTGATACGGTTGCATACGATCCATACAACGGCCAGCAACTAGGCGAAAAACTTAGCAAGGTCGGAGCGACAGCGGCAAGGATGGCACAAAACCAAGCCAACTTCAACGAAGCCATCAGAGACTTTATTCAATTGATGCAAGATGGTCGGCTTGTTTTTCAAGAGTCTCGATTGCTGCGATGGTGTGCGAACAACGCCATGATTTGCAAAGACCGTCAAGATCGATGGATGTTTGACAAAGCAAAGAGCAAAGACAAGATCGACCCGATTGTGGCGGCGGTAATGGCCTACAGGATTGCAAGTTTGCAGCCTGAGAGATCGTCTGGTAAACTTTACATCACTTAGGAGCAACAGGGATGAGCTTAATTGGCGTGTTTGCTAGATGGATGGGCATTGACGACGACTCTTTTTCAAGCGGTCGCAAGGTCGGTTTGCGCGATGCTCTTGGAGTCCCTCCTGCTTGGTATGCTCACAACAAGCTTACAGGTGACTTTGGGCGATTGCCGATTGACGTTAAGCGAAGGGTCGGCGAAGGATCGATCAACGATACCGAGCATGATGGATACTACCTTTTACGAGAGCAACCGAATAAGATCCAGGCGCCAACGACATTCAAAGAACAGATCCTTAGCCATGCTTTGATGAAGGGTAACGGTCGAGCAGCTATCATCCGAACGAGTCGAGGTATTTCCGAGCTCATCCCGATGATGCCGGATGTGACTTGGACGATCATCTACGAGGGCGAAAAATACCATGTTACCAAGCCCGAAAACCAGAGCAAAAAGGATCTTTTCGACACGTTCGACACTGACAAGAACGGCTACTTGATATTCCACGACAGCGACGTTTTACACCTAACTGGCTTTAGTTGGGATGGCGTCGAAGGTCTCGGATTGCTTGACATTGCGAACGCAACATTTGCGACAGGTTATGAGGAAGCTAGGTTTAAGCTTAACCAGCTGCGTCGAGGATTTCGGGGTAAGCTTTTTCTTGAAGCACCTCCAGCAGCATTCCGCAAAGCAGAGGATGCAAAAGAGTTTATCGACGACTTCAACAAGATCGAAGCAGGCTCGGAGAATTCCGCCAAAGCTGGCTTATTGCGTGAGGGCATCAAAGCCAATGCTGTCAGCATGAACAACAACGATGCACAGTTTGCAGCATTGCAAAAGCTCACTAGGCAAGAGGTCGGAATGCTTTTCGGGCTCGAGGGAATGCCAGGCGATGGCGATTCTGTCAGCTACAACAGCTTGGAGCAAAAGCAGCTTGCGTATCTTCAATGTCTCGACCATTGGTTGGTCAAGTTCGAGGAGCAATGCGACATCAAACTACGCACTCCAAGAGAGCGACGATCGGGCGAAGTTTATTTTAAGTTCAACGCGGCGGCTCTTTACCGTACCGACTTGCGAACGACGATGGAGAGCTTCAGCAAGGCCATTGCATCGCGAATTATGAATCCGAATGAATGCCGAGCCAAGCTTGATCTTAATCCGTACGAGGGAGGCGACGAGTTCATTAACCCTGCAATCAGTACGCCAACAGGCGAACAGTCAACCGATAAAGTCAAGGACAGCCCAGAGGATGAGCAAGAGGACGAGCAAGAAGATTCGCAAGAGTCTCGAAACGATCGAGCCGTTGAACAAATGCTTCGCGATCTTATCAAAACCGAAGGCAATAACGCCATCAACGCATCGAAAAAGGCTCAATTCGTTGCTTGGATTGGAAAGAACTATCCAAGGTGGCAAAACAAGCTTGCTGACAAGATCGAAGCGATCGGACTTGATCGAGATTTGGCGAGGATCCACTGCGAGAAATCGACCGAAATACTTGCGGGATTGGCGGCGAAACATGGTGGAAACAGCCTGCAAAAGGCTGTCGAAACTGAGGTAAAGACGTGGGAAAACAGGGTTTTTGACCTGAAAGGGGCTCAAAAATGATTGAAGTACGCGCGGAAACGAACGAAATCCTTTTAAGTGGCATCGTCGGCGATGGATGGGATGAGGATCCAATCACGGAAAAGCGGGTGATTGAGGCCATGAAGCCTTTCGGGTCATCTCCGATTACCTTTCTCATCAACAGC